ATAATTATCAATACAACTACTATTATAAATACAATATCTATCATTATAAATTTAATATAAATTTTTTAAACGTTCANTTCNTAATTATTTTATAATAGTTATTTTAAATGGGNNCCTATTTTAGNTATNNAAANTTNAANAATNATGAANCAANNGAAATACAAAGAAATAAANTNANTATGTATAATAATGTTATAAACGAATATAAAACAAAATATATTAATGAAAGATATACACTCCCTATCTATAAACCAAATTTATTTAAACCAATATTAACAAAAATTGATGAAGAAAATACTAACGAATAAATACAAATGAATAAAATATAATCTATATATATGGATTATACAATTATTGGATGTGGTATTAGTGGATTGAATATTGGACTTAAACTATTACATAAATATCCAACTAAAAATATTGTTATTTATGAAAAATCGTCATATATTGGTGGACGAATATATACCAATAAACCTAAAATAAATGGAAAAACTATAAAATATGAAGCAGGTGCTGCAAGATTTAATAGAAATCATGTTCATCTATTATCATTATTAAAAAAATATAATTTATATTCTAAGATTATTGAAATACCCACACAAACTACTGTAGTATTTACTAAAAATATTACATCTTCTTATGTTGATACAGTCGATGAATTATTAGAAAAATTGTTCAAACACACATTTACTAAACATTATTTACAATCTAAAGTATTGTATGATGTTATAGAAGAAGTATATGATAAACAAACCGCCGATTTTTTGAAACATAGTTATCCATATTACTCTGAAATATGTATTACGAATGCCTATGATGCTTTAAGATTATTGGAAGTCGATCTTAATAATAAACTTAAATTTTATATATTAAATGGTGGATTAAGTCAATTGATTCAAAAAATGAAACAAGATTTTGTTCAACGTGGTGGAAAAATAAAATTAAACCATATGTTATCTAATTTAAAAGTAATAAATAAATCGTTTGAATGCTATTTTAAATACAATGATACGATTATTACCAAAAATAGTGATAATGTAATATTAGCATGTGATGGATTAAATATACAGAAAATGAGATTTTTGAAACAATTCAAAATAGATAGTTTAATACATTCTGTTAAAGTTGAACCATTACTTCGCATATATGCTGTTTATGATAAAGTATGGTTCAAAGATTTACCTAAAATTGTGACAAATGAAAAGATAAAATATATTATACCTATAAATGAAAAAACTGGATTGATAATGATATCATATACCGATGGAAAAAATGCTAGATATTGGCATAAAATGAATGAAAAACAACAGAAACTTGAACTAACAACACAATTAAATAAAATATTTCCAGATAAAAAAATTAGTCAACCCAAACATATTTTAAACCATTATTGGGTAGAAGGAGCATCATATTGGAAACCAAATTATAATAGCGATAAATTAAAAATTAAAATATTAAAACCATCTAAATATAACTTATTTATTTGCGGCGATTCATACAGTTCAAGACAAGCATGGATAGAAGGTGCTTTAGAAGCATCAACAACACTATTTAATAAACATTTATCTTAAATGTAGTAAATCATTATCTAATGTATCATTAAAATTTGGTACTTTCCGCCCAATCATAATCATCAATACATACGTGTGTATTACTTTTATAACAAACTGCTTGTTTTTTTGATTTTTTATTCATTTTTTTACATAATGATTTCCAAGATCGACGATATTTAACAATGTTACCATTTCGTAATATATATTTTAGAGAACGTATTTTATGTGTACTCCCTTTTACAATCGATTTTTTAGACATTTATTATAGTAACTAATTTTAATAAATTTTATGACCCGCACGCCAAACATTCTGGATCGTCTTTTTTACATACAAAATTTCCATCATTGTTTGGGTTATATTCAGGTTCAATCGTAAATTGTTGTGCCTGTGACACTGGTTTTGTTCGTAAATAATAAATGCCAGTTTTTAACCCCTTTGTCCAAGAATAAAAGTGCATGCTTGATAACTTATTAAAATCTGGTTTTTCCATAAATAAGTTCAAACTTTGTGACTGACATATATATCGTCCTCTATCAGCAGCCATATTAATCAATGTCTTATTTCCAATTTCCCACACTGTTTTATAAATAGCCTTTATATTATCGGGTATGTTATCTATGCTTTGAATACTACCATTATTTTTGATAATCAGATTTTTAAGATTATCATTCCATATATTTAATTCTATTAAATCACGTATTAAATATTTATTTATCACTACAAATTCACCAGCCAATGTTCTTCGTAAATATATATTAGATGTAAATGGTTCAATACATTCGTTATTCCCTAAAATCTGCGATGTTGATGCTGTAGGCATCGGTGCTACCAACAAACTATTTCTAATACCATGTTTCATTATTTCACCTCGTAATGATTCCCAATCATATCGATCACTACCAGATGCCCCCCACATATCAAACTGAAATAACCCTTTTGATAATGGACTTCCTTCAAAACTAGAATAACTACCTAAAAATGATTCTTTAACAAGTTCTTCTTTTGTTGGTTTATGAATTTTTTTCAAGTTTGCTAATTCTTTTCTAAACTCCCCACCCGGAACAACATCAGAAGAATCTGGAGTCCACTTCTGCTTCATTAATTCCTTAATCCTAGATATTACGGTTTCTCGTTTTTTTGATATTTCATATGATGTTTCAATGGAAGCATAATAAATNGTTTCAAAAATATTATTATTTACTTTAGAAGCCTCTTCTGAATCAAATGGCAATTTCATCATGGCAAATACATCAGCCAATCCTTGAACACCAATGCCAATTGGTCGATGTAATTTGTTAGAATATTCACATTCGGGTATTGGATAATAATTAATATCAATGACTTTATTCAAGTTTTTTGTAATTATTTTAGTAACTTTATAAAGCAATTCATAATCAAATACACCATCAATAACAAATTTAGATAGACCAATTGACGCTAAATTACATACAGCATATTCTTTAGGAGAAGAATATTCCATAATTTCTGTACATAAATTGCTTGATTTAATAGTGCCTAAATTCTGTTGATTAGATTTATTATTGGCAGCATCTTTGTAGCATATATATGGATTTCCAGTTTCAATTTGTGATTCTAAAATAGTAAACCATAATTCTCGAGCATCAACTGTTTTACCATTATATATTGGATCACTCTCGTATTTCGAATACAACTTGTTAAATTCTTCACCATAACAATCTGCTAAGCCAGGGGCTTCATTTGGACAAAATAATGTCCATTTACCATTTTCTTTGACACGCTCCATAAATAAATCTGGAATCCATAAAGCATAAAATAAATCTCGGGCACGATCTTCTTCATTACCATGATTTTTACGGAGCAGCAAAAAATCATTAATGTCTTTATGCCATGGCTCTAAATATATTGCGATAGAACCATTACGCTTTCCACCTCCTTGATCAACATATCGAGCAGTATTATTGAATACTCTTAACATAGGAACTAAGCCATTTGATATTCCATTTGTCCCTTTTATTTTACTGTTTTTTGATCGAATATTATGGGCATGTAATCCAATACCACCGGCCCATTTAGAAATCAAAGCACAATCCTTCAATGTAGAAAAAATACCATCTATACTATCATCTTTCATTGATAATAAAAAACATGAGGATAATTGTGGTCGCGATGTTCCAGAATTGAATAATGTTGGTGTGGCGTGTGTAAAATACTTGTTGGACATATAATTATAGGTTTCAATCGCTTCTTTGATATCGTTATGATGAATACCGACTGAAACTCTCATAAATAAATCTTGTGGTCGTTCGGTAACTTTGTTATTAATCTTCATTAAATAACTTTTTTCCAATGTTTTAAATCCAAAATAATCAATCAAAAAATCTCGATTATAATCTATAACATCATTTAATTTAGTTCCATGTGTCTTTATAATTGAGAATACCTTTTTACTAATTAATCCTTCATCAAATAAAGCCTTGCTTGTTTCAGTAAATGATGGATACGTGTTTTTATGATGATTAGATACTACTATTTTAGAAGCCAATATTCCATAATCAGGATGTTCGGTCGATAATGACGCACAAATTTGTCCAGCCAATTCATCTATTTCTGATGTGTGAATATTTGGATATATTTGCGAACACACCTTTTGTGTTACTTTTGATGGATTTATAGTCAATTTTTCGGATAATTTTTTAATTCGACGTAATATTTTATCAAATTGTATTTCTTCCGAAGTTCCATCCCTTTTAGTAACATAATCTAATTCCATATTATTATTATAATCCATCATCCTTTTAGATATATTTAAAAAATATTTTAATTTGAGAAAATTGATTTAAACATTTAAATTAATGTTTATATAACTTACACAATGATCAACGCATTCTTGACACCATTTACTACACTTATCGATTATTTCTTCCCAGAAAATACAGATATTAAAGAACATTCTGATCTTATTTATTTCGATTTTGAAACAACTGGATTGAATCCATATCATAATAAGATTATAGAATATGCGCTTATTCAAGAAGATTCNCAAAGTATTGATAGCGATACACTAGAAGATTATAATTTGATTATAAGTGGATTGGTTAATCCTGGTNCAAAGTTTAGTAAAAAGATTACNGAAATTACTGGAATTCATCCAGATGAACTAGAAGACAAANGAAAAATGAATTACCATATTTCGGAAATCATGAAATTTATTAATTTTGATATGGAATCCAATAATATTTATTTGGTTGCACATAATTGTGANGCATTTGATAGACTNTTCCTTATTAATGCTATCAAAAAATACAATAAAAAAAATCCATCAAACTATATTCATTACAAACATATTGAATTTATTGATACACTTAATTTGGCTAAAAAACTATTGCCAAATTTGACTAGTTATTCTATGAAGTCGCTGGCAACCTATTTCAATGTAACGTGTGGTACACATCGTGCTACATCAGATACAATTTGTTTGCGAAAAATTTATCATAAACTAATCGAATTGCTTGAAAAAAAAATTAATTATAATAAACAATATATTATAGATCATCCATCAGTTGTTATNGATTATTTGTATTAATCTATAAAATTTAGTTCAGGTTCTTTATAAGAGTATACATTTTTCTTAGATTTAGTTTCTANTTTATCTATTCCAATTTTTCTATATTTCAATACATTGTCCCAAAAATGTTTTATTTTAATATAATTTGTATTAAAATACTGACGATCGCGTTTTACTAATACAACATTCAATTTATTCAAATACCAATATACAGTTGTTAAATATTCTAAATGATTATTTTTTTCATCAAAAATAGAATTGATAATACTATCGCTCCATATTTTAAACTGTGTTTTATCTTGAATATGGACATCTTTTGAATAGTGATAAANCGTTTTTTTTAGTTTTGTGTCATATAGTTCTATTATAGCACCTTTTTCTGGATTACTATCATTAAAAAAGGCTTCTTNTGTTGAATGTTTTTGAAAATCGCATTCCAAAAAATCACATAGTTCTAGATCACACACTTCTAATTGACCTTGAATTTGAGCATAATAACCATCTGGAATTATACCTGTTATTTTTCTAGATTTAGGACATTTTATTTCTAGCATTCGTCCCACATAATTTTTATTGTTACTTTCATAACTAACTATTCCATCTGGAGATGCCCCAAAAAAAGATATTGTTGGATGTGGAATACATCCAAATTCCAATATTTTCAAATTATTTCGTTTCTCATAAATCTCAGTGGCAATTTGCTCAAATTTTACACCATGTAATATAGCGGCATTTGTCAAAAATGGTTTCAATATACCACATTTTGCTTGAATTAAATCATTTATTTTAGCACCATCATTCTTATCAATAACACTGTAAAAATCGCTAGCAGTTAATCTGTTATTTCGAAATATATACCATTCCTTAGTTCTTTGTTCAGGCTGTGGTATTGTTTCTAAATATTTTATATGATTTTCTAAATACAATAATGTAGATTCATCATATATTGGACTTTCTACACTGTTTTGTTCTTGTTTAATAATGCTATTAATTTTTGTTTTTAAAGTGTCTATATTTTCAATAGTATTAAATTCTTTGTATATATCTAATATTAAATATTCAAGGGTATTAAAAACATCATTATCATACAAATCTTCTTTATTTAGATCACAATTTAAAAATATATCATCGTATATTTTTTTCAAATATAATTCATTCATTTATTTATAAGTATTAAAATATCTTTATATTAAATCAATTTTTATTTAATATTTCAATGATTTAACAGTAATATCATTTATTAATATAAATGAATACAATTGAAGAACATCCCGAAAAGGATGCTGAAATAAAAAATCTAGAAATAGAATTGAATCAAGAAATATTACATTCATTAAATGAAATAGATACACAAATATTAAATTTATTGGTACAACGAAAAACAATATACAATCTGTATACTAATTATAATAATAGTAAATTTGATACAATGTTAGAATCAAAAAACTTAATAGAAAACATAAATTCGCGAATATATAATAATTATAATAACGATCATTCATTGAAAAAAATATACAATACAATAATTAATTTTAGTTAAATTAACTAATTTAAATAGGTCTATTTGCTAATGACACATTTGCTGGATCAAACATCCAATCATATAAATCATTACGTTTTGTAAAATTACTTACAAAAAAATTTGGACGAATTATACCTTTATCATTACATCCAGTGCTTCTATTTGATATTCCAAATGAATCCCATAACAATGGTTCATTTGGTTTATTAGTATACATTTTAGGAGCATCTAATGGAAGAATCCATTTATTTTTGTCATCTTGTGGTTTAATAGTACTATTATAATTTATGATAACATGATTATTTTTCAATGTTGAATATGGAGATATATTATCTGTATTTACTATTGGTTTGTATAATATAGATCCTCGCGAAGCAATGCCATCTCTTTCTTCATTTAAAATATCTCGCGAGTTGCCGTTTTTTATATCATTAATAACAATATTATTATTATTATAAGTAATATCAAACTCTATCTTTTTATTTGTAAATTTTTCAGTATTATATATAAAAATAGTTATTTTATAATTTATACTATCATCATGTATTGTTTTTTCGACCCTATCTAATCCACCACGTACTAATTTTTTGTTATATTTTGTATTTATATTCATTAATATTGTATCTATTAATAGATTACATTCATATTTAGTAACGGAATTAATCGAATCTACACTTATAGATTCATATTTTTCGGTATCATTTTTTATCTTTAAATACAAGAATAAAATTATTAAAAAAAATACTAATAAAAATATTAATTTCATTAATAAATACCAATATTATAATATGAAACTAATACGAAAAAAAAGATTATTTATTTCATCTGAAAATACAAGTACTGGTATAATATTCATTTTTCAATCATGTAATCTTAATATCAAAAAAAAAATAAATCTTAACAAAACATATTTATATCATACATCTAATTATATTCAGCTATTTGAATCAAAAAATATAAACACTATTTTAAAATCTTTGAATATAATTCCAAAGGAAATTATAAATATTTACAACAAAAAATTATATATTGTAGTGTTGAATAAACGTATTTCTAGTGTATTTAAAGAAACTAAATTTCTAGATTTATATGAATACAAAACTAAATCATTTTACAATGATATCTATAATTATAACAAACATAATACAAGCAATAACTATTTAAATACAAATATAACCGATGATAAAAATATATACAAATTAAACATAATTAATCTATATTACTACCTGATTGGATATATATAAATTTAAATAACCTAAGAAATATTAGTGTAATATATATAATGAGTATTAGCGATATCAAACATGAATTAAATGCTTTGAAAACTGTAGAAAGTACAGATTTAAAAAAAAAAAATATTCAAGATATTTTGAAAAATAATATCGAAACAATGGAAACATATGTAAATAATCGTGTCATTAATATATATTCTCGGTCATGGAACAAATTAGAACCAAGATTAAAAAAAAAAAAGATGAATGAATATTTGGATGTATTATTGAATAACAAAACTATAACATTAACTGAATTTAATACGATTTTATACAAATCTAATAAAGATCTTGAGAAAATGTATCAAACTGATATTATTAAAAAAACAAAAATAGTATACGATACCGAGTTATGCGAAATAACTAATTTTGATTATACATTGTATTTACAATGAAAGCGAATGTTTAAATTCTTCAAAATCTATGTCTGTACCAATATCAGATTCACTATCTGAACTGTAATCATTATCATCCACAAATGTTACCTTTTTTTCTTTTCTAATTAATTTATTATTTGGGGTTGTATTATTTGTATTATTTGTATTATTTTTAATAGAACCTTTCTGTTTTTTGTTAAAAATAGTATTAATATAATTATTTATATCCAAAGTAATATCCTTATTGTTTATAACAAATATAGAAATATCCAATACCAAAAATAACCAAAAATAATTTTTTAAATTATAAAATAACGCATCTTTACCACCTATAAATAATGTGGCGTGTAATATTATATATGAAACACCACCATACAATATTATTTTTGTGGTTTTTGTATTTTTATCTAATTCTTGCTCTATTAATGTTGAATTTTGTAATAAGTAGAAAAACATATTAATACATTGTAATATAAAAATTGATTATAATAAACTTATCATCAATAAATTATATGATTAATACAATTATTATTCTAATATTAATTTCTATATTTATAATAATTATGGCTAGTTTTAGATGTAATAAATATAATGATGGTATAATTCCAGAAACAGATCGAATATTAGTTATTGGCGATCTTCATGCTGACTACAAAAAAACAAAACAATTATTTATAGATTTTAATATTATTGATATAAATGAAAACTGGATTATTGAACCCAAAAATACAAAGATTGTACAATTAGGTGATCAATTAGATGGCGGTGGTCGTGGAAATACCGAATCTTATGGAGAACTTGAATTAATAAATTTTATGGATAGAATACATAATAAAGCCGAACACTATGATGGTGGTGTATATTCGTTAATTGGAAATCATGAAATTATGAATTTATTAGGAGATTTTAGGTATTCGTCAAATAAAGATATTAAATTACAAGGTGGTAAAATGATTCGTGAAAAAATATTTGCTCCAGGTGGATTTTTATTTAATAGATTATCATGCACACGAAATGTAGTATTAAAAATAGGAGATTTTATATTTGTTCATGCTGGAATACTTCCAGAACATATAAATGAAAATGATAAAGAACATTTTATCAAAAATATTAATACATTAATGCGATTGTATTTACAAGGTAAAAAAACATGGAAAGATAATGATATACAAAAATATTTTTTAGACAAAACTGGCGTAATATGGAATCGAAACTATGGTTCAAATACCCCTGAATGTGATTCATTTAACCAAGTCTCAAAATTATTGAATGTAGGACATATGATTGTAGGACATACAGTACAAGATACTATTAATAGTAAGTGTGACAATAAATTATGGAGAGTTGATGTTGGTATATCTGAAACATTTAATACTAATAAAATTGAGATTCTAGAAATATTAAATAATGGCGTTCCTTCATCTAAAAATGATAACAAACCTATACGCATTCTTAAACTGTAAAATTGATTTGATTATTTTAATATTTTAATTAAGAAAATGTCTACAATTTTTAATTGGAAACAACCAACACAACCATATCCAACATATAATAAAATCAAACCCTTATCTAATATTAAAGCCTATAAATATTTGTATGCTTTACTTATCTTAATTATTATATTTATTATCGCTAATTTTACATAGTATTCATATTAAGTTATATGAATTTAATAAATCATTTTTTTTTTTTAATTTAAAACTACAATTACTAATATATGTAAGATGTGTGATAAATTTAAAAATGATCCAAATATAACAAAAATAAAAATAGATGAACAAGATCATTTAGCTCCTTCGGTTACATATTATGCTGTAAACTGTCTACAAACTGACGCTGATAATGACTTTGATAATAACAGTATCATTAATTATAGTAGTAAATTTAAATTTAAAGACAAAAAAAACGAGATTTTCAAAAATCTTGGTGAAGGTACGTTTAAATTAAACTACAAAGATGTTGATATTTATATTTCTATACATAATGTTGGTAATCCTGTAGGTTTAGAAACTATATCAAAAATTCATTCTAAAATATATATGTATATACATAAATCTAAAACTGATATATTAGAAGCATTTTTTGAAGATGCTTCTAAATTTTATGTTGATAATGTATTAGATAAAAAAAAAGAACTAAATAAAACAACTATATATGTATGGGATGAATATTGGGAAACAATTGAAAAACGTGAAGGAAGAAAATTATCAACAATATATTTAGGTGGGAATGAAAGTAAAATACATGATAAAATTAAAAATTTTTTATCGGAAGACACTAAAAAATTGTATAATGATTTGGGAATTCCTTACAAACTAAATTTATTATTTCATGGCTATCCTGGGACTGGGAAAAGTTCATTAATATTTAGTTTGGCGTCTGAGTTAAATATGGACGTGGCATTACTACATTTTGTAAGAGATATGAGTGATTTAGATTTTATGCGGGCATTGCGAAAAATACCAATCAATACTATTTTAGTTTTAGAAGATATTGATGTATTATTTGAAGAGAGAAAAAAAGGTGATGAAAATAAAACTGGTATATCATTTAGTGGTATATTAAACAGTCTTGATGGTATATCTCATTTGGAAAACCAAATTATATTTATGACAACTAATTGTAAAATGGTATTAGATAAAGCATTAACGCGTCCAGGAAGAATCGATATGGATGTAGAATTTAAATATTCGACAAAAAAACAATAAAGGCCATGTTTGAAAAATTTATTCCATCGCAAAAAGAAAAATTTGACGAGTTTTACAAATCTATCAAACATTTGAAATTAACAACAGCAATATTACAGCAATATTTATTTGGAAATATTTATTGTAAAAATATATTAGATACAATAGATGATCTTAAACATATTTGTTCAAACAATACTTATGAATTTAAAAAAGAAACATTATACACATAATAATAATATTTTATAATATTATATGAAATCAAATAGACGTTCGTATTCTAAAAAGAAAAGAGGATATTCCAAAAAGAAAAGAGGATATTCCAAAAAGAAACGCTGTTCTAATAAAAAAAAAAGATTAAAAGGAGGGTATAAAACAAAATCTATAAGGGGTGGTTCTTCACAAAAACCTACATTAAAAACAGATATAACATTACTTGCAGGTTTAGTGAAAAATTTATACCAATTAAAAGGCGAAGGCGAAATGTATCTTGAAACATCAAAATGTGATGGGCCATCCGTCATAAATGAGACCCCCACGGTAACGCCAACTAAAGCAAACTCAAAATCCATAAAAAAAACAACGCAAGTTCATAAAATTAATGTTGATGATTTGTTAAATTGTTTCAAAAAAGGTAAACACAATGAATTATTTAGCAATCCCGACCTTAAAGAAAAATTAACTTCTATTATAGAAAAAAAAACTAAATCTAGAGTTGAAAGAGACATAATAGGAAATATTATAAAATATTTAATAAACGAAGAAAAAAAAAACTTAGAACAGGAGCAAGATAGAGGTGTAACTGAAGAGAGGAAAAAAGAAATACAAAAAAAATTAAAGGAAATGAAGAAGGAGGAAGAGTTGGCAAAAGAAACCGATAATTTTTATATAAAAAACGCTCTTCCAAAAGATAATAAGTCAATAATCGATAAATATGAATATGAAAATGATAACATTATTATTCGAGAAGGGATGGAGGTCGGAAAGAGTACAAACGGTGAAACACAATATATTATTTTATCTGAAACGAAATCATCGCCAAAGGAAGCCGCTGACATCGTTGGAGACATGTATCCATTAGAATCACTTGAAGAATCATGTAACAAGAAAAAAGGAAGGTCACTTGGCCAATGTAATATACATATAATAAAGGATATTATCTGTGTAATGCCTAAATTATTATCAAATGTTGCCGTTTTTGACCTGCCTGCATCGAAAAAGAAAAAAGGGGAAACAAAAACCGATTCCGGTTTACCATATCATACTATGGAAGTTGATACTACTAATTTTATTAATATTTTTAGTATAAAAGACATTATAGACAACCTCGGAACCTTGTCTAGAAAAATTATATTTGCTGACCCAGTAAATAAATTTATGTTAAGAAATGGGTTTATGAGATATAGTACTGGCATTGAAAAAAAAAATTATTGTACTCGAAATAAATATGATTTTGATAAACATACTAAAGAATGTACTGATTTATGTCAGTCACACTTAATTGGTGAACATAAAAATTTGGATTCTCTTTCCGAAGAGGAGCAGAGTGCTGCGATGTATAATCCTGATAAAATTTGGCGGGAGGATGAGGAGAGGTGGATTAAGTTTAGGAAAAGGTATATAGAAAGTTATAATTGTGAACATATATTTAATAATTCAAGATTCAAATCATATATTTATGATGAATTAATAAAATATACTGGAACTAGAGACAAACTATTAAGATATCCAGATGATGTTTGTAATGACATAATCAAGAAGAACAACAAAATATCATATTTTAATTATTCAAAAAAAAACCCTTTTGATAGTGCAAAGAAGGCCGGGCTTTATAATGGAACACATACGAAACTGTTGCCAGATGAAAGCGGCAGAACAATACTAAATTGGAAAAAGGAATTTAATAAATGCACCACTCGTTGGAGAAGAGGAGGAGAGGGAGGAGAGAAAGAACACACATTGTGTGGCGAAAATACATTAAATGTTATTCATGTGGCAGCACCAGCTTATGAATTAAAAATCCATCCGGGGTCTGGTGGGAATAAATATGTAACTAAATCTATGGATAAACAGGCTACAATTGATTGTTATGTTTCATTATTTAAAGAATATTGTGTCTTGGTAAATGATATAGAGGATGGTGTTCCTAAAGATCTTACATTGATAATTCCTATTTTAGCAGATTATTTAAATCAAAAATTCTCTACTTCAGATTTAATGTATTTCAACAAAAATGATAAACATGAAGATTATACAATAAATTATATTATGGAATCTTTAGTATTATTAGATCCAATTGAAAGAA